TACATAATACCCTTTACATTACATTTGAGCGACTAAGTTTTTCTTGTACTTTCTTTCTATAAGCTTCATCAGTTGCATATCGTTCATCATTCATAGCAGCTACTACCTGTGCTGCTGATTCGTACTTACTTGTTTCTGCTCTAGCTGTCCTACCTCCGACAAGCTTAGGTTCTCTTGGTGCATTGTTTAAGTAAGAAGCTTGAAGACCAGCGACAGCAATCCTTATTTGATGTGGGTTAGAAGTCTTAAGCATATTGTCAAAGGCTTCAATCTCTTGCTGATCCCAGTTCGCTTGTGCAAACTTCACCATATCTTGATACGTTTCTTCCCCTCCAAATTCATCTTTGATTGCAGTTACTTCTTTAGCAGCCAGTTGAGAATCTTGTGCTGCTCTGTATTGCACACCATCTAAGTATGCTTCGACCATATCTTTAGTAAAGCCAGCACCTTCTAAAGATGTGTAATCTTCTTCAGTTAGTTTGCCTGTCTCCTGCCATCTAGTGTTCATACCTTGGTAGTCAACACCAGCTTCATCAAGGCGACTACCTATGTATTCACCATAGATCTCTGAAGCATTACCAGTCTCTGTTTGTTCTTCTGATTCAGATACTTCTGGTTTGTCGCCTTCTTCTTGACTGCCTAATTTCTTTTGAAGCTCTTCATATCCTTTCTCTAAATCCTGAACAGATTCATACTTGCCTGCAAATTTAGATTGGGAGGGAGTTTCTTGTGCTTGTCTTGCTTGATGTGCTTCGATCATCTCCTGATCTTTGACATCATTCTCTGCTGTCTCAGTCTGTTGAGGAGACATCGCAGAAGTTTCCTCCTGCACAATCGTTACTGGATCTGGCATTTTCGTAGTGGGTTGTAGTGTGGGTTAGCTCTTCAATAGGTAGCTCTTGTATCTGAATTGAATCCAGCATGTGTAGAGGAATACCAGAGCGAGAGAACTCTCTCTTCATCTAATAGTAATGTGATTAGGACTGTCTTTAATAACCTGTGGTTCCTTTGCTTTCTTCTTCTTAGCAGCAGGTTTCTCTGAAACTATAGGAGTTAGTTCCTTAACCTTCTTCTCCTCCTCCTTGGACTGCTCCACTGGGGAGTCCTTGGGCTGCTGCCCTGATATCGGGGAGGGAGTTAGGGGTGCTTCCTGTTGCTCCGTCTGCTGTTCCTGAGAATTGGGGGCCATAAGGGGTTCCTTCCTTGGTGTAGTTGTCAACAGCTTTAGACATAGCAGATGACTTCATCATTTCCATCATCTGCATCTCTTGCTGCTGTTGTTGCTGTTGAGCTTGTGCAGCAGCAGCTTCTTGCTGTAGTTGCTGA